GTGTTGCTGCTGCTGTAGAACCGAATCTAGTTTCGCGTGGTGTTAGTTCTGAACTTCGCGATGCAGTTCAAGCAATTAATGATGACAGAAATTTGATCATTACGCAGTCTGTACAGCGCGCTAATGCTACCAACGACATTACAATCTATCTCAAGTCTGGCGATTATGTCATTCAGAACCCAATTCAGTTACCCGAGAAAGTTGCTATCGTTGGTGACAACTTAAGAACCACAACCATTCGCCCGAACAGTGTAGACTCTGATCTATTCTATGTGAAGAGCGGATGCTTCTTGAAAGACATTACGTTCCGTGATCACCAGAGCGGCGCTGCTTGCGTAGCATTCAATCCGAATGTTGACTCGCCAAGAGCAGGTCCGTTCATCATTCAGTCTCCGTATGTGCAGAACTGTACTTCTATCACCACAGACGGTGTTGGTATGAAGATTGATGGTTCAAAGGCGTGGGGTCTGCGTTCGATGGTATCTGACGCATTCACTCAATATAACGCTGCGGGCACTGGTGTGTATCTACTGAATCGTGGTTACGCTCAGTTGGTATCTATCTTCACAATTTCTACTGCGACTTCTATTCTTGCAGAGACTGGTGGTCAGTGTTCTATTACAAACTCCAACACCAGTTTCGGTGACTTTGGTCTTGTTGCAAGAGGCAGCAGCCCAGTTCTTTATTCTGGTGTTCTTGATTCTGATTATTTTACGTTTGATGATGTAATTCAAGTTAATGAAATTACCAATCTTGATTCTTCTGATTGGTTGAATGCATACGGCGCATACAAGAAGCCGAATTATGCTGATGCAATGAAGTTTGATTCAGAAGATTATTATTACACAGTTCTCGGAGTTGACTCTGTTTCACCAGGGGTGTACAACATTCGATTTGAACCACCGTTGAATCAGAACATGAAAGGGAATCAAGCGATTTCATTTAAACAGCGCTCTGTAATTACTTCTAGTTCGCACACGTTTGAATATGTTGGGGCTGGTACGAACACCTTTACCGCCATTCCACAAAATGGCGGTATTCCTGATGCAACAAAAGAAGTTATTTTTGATTCCGCGACAAACGAAGGCTTGGTTGTATTCACAAGTACAGACCAGTTAGGTGACTTTAGAATTGGTGCTGAATTAACGATTCGTAGACAAGCAGGTCGAATCGAAGGTGAGACATTTGAAAGGTCGCTGTACGCAATTCTAACACCATACATTCTAGCACTTGAGGGTTGATAAATGGCTATCCCACTAAATACATTTAAAACAACAACTGCTGTCATTCCAGAAGGTCCCATTACTGGTGATAGTGATGTAATCTATGTTGTTCCGAGCGGTATTACTGCAATCATTCTGATGGCACAAGTTGCCAATTTAGACTCTGCGGAGCACAATGTTACTTTTTCTCACTATGATGTTGACGAAGCGTCAAATACGGAACTTGTAAAAGACTTTCCTATTCTGCCAAAAGATGCTGCTGGCTTGATCACTGGTAAGTTGATTGTTGAAGAAACAAATCGTGTTCGCTGCTCTGCTTCTGCAGGCTCGGGCAGCAATTTGAAATTAGTATTAAGTTATCTGGAATCTCTAAATGGCTAAACAAATAGAGCATCTAAGCGGAAGGGTAAAACTTCGATCACCAGGAGCGCTAGACTCTGATCGATTTACATACCTTTCGCTTGATCAAGCAGAACCTAATTTTGGGCGCCCGAGCACAAACGGCTCTCTGGTTATTTCTAATACTGACGGTGTTAGAACATTCACCACTGAGCCTCTTCTTGATGGGCTGTCATTCAGAGTTGGTGCATTAGACTCTGCAGATTCTGCTTCGCTATATGCTCTGTTTATCAAAGGTAGCCCGCTTGACGGTAATATAGACAGTATTGGCTATCGTCTTTTAGATGGCACAATTTTTGAAATTGATACTCTCGACACCGTAACTTCTCGTGGTAACACCACAACAAATGTAATTGAAGTTGGTGGGCTTACAACTGATAGCGCAGCAATTACCAATCTGACAGTTAATGCTGCGTCAATCAACTCTCTTACTGCAGCAAATGGAACATTCACTGGCAATCTAACAGTTAATGGTGAGTTTACTGTTAATGGTACAGTTACCACAATCAATTCGACTACGCTTACTGTTAACGATAAAAACATTGTTCTTGCTGACAGCGCGCCTAATGCTGCTGCTGCAGACAGTGCGGGCATTACAGTTGCTGGTGCGAACGCAAAGATTTATTATAAGTCTTTACCTGATGCTTGGCTTGTAAACAAATCAGTTATTTTAGAATCCGACCTGACTGTTCAAAATAAACTCTTTATTGGTAATGTTCAGACTAACAAAACAAATCTAGCGCTTTATATCGACGAGCTTACTGGTGAAGTTTACTCTTCTCCAATCGAAGCTGACAGCGCATTTGGTCAAATCATTGTAGAAACTACTGATTCAAATGCTGAGTTCTTCCCAGCATTTGTAGGTACTTTAAGCGGTGTTGATAGCGCAAACGTTGATTCTAGTTTCAGCTATAATCCTGCACTCAATCGTCTAACGTTTGGTAAGCTTCGTCTCACTCAGCTAGACAGTGCACCATTCGAAAACTTCTTCTTGACCATTGATAGCAATAACGAAATTGGCTTTAGAGGGATTGTTGCTGACTCTGAGCAAGATACTCTACACACTGTCACCACGCGCGGCGACTCTACAGACAATGCAATCACTGTTAAGAAACTGACAACCACCGATAGCGTTTCGGTTGGTTCTGATCTACAGTTCGGTGGGCAATTCTTGGACGGTTCGGGCAGACGCCTAGTAATCTACGATTCTGCTGGCGGAGTTCTTTGGGGATAACACATGGCATCACCAACATCTAGACAAGAACTGATTGATTTTTGCTTGCGCAGACTCGGTGAGCCTGTGCTTGAAGTCAATGTGGATGTCGATCAAATCGAAGACAAAGTTGACGATGCCATTCAGAAATACCAAGAGTTTCACAGTGATGCGACCATTCGCACCTATCTGAAATATCAGGTGACTGCAGATGATGTTACGAACGGATATGTACCTATTTCGTCAAACATTATTTTTGTTTCGAAAGTGTTTCCGTTCTCTTCGACTTATGGTTCCTCTGGTAATCTGTTTGACATCCGTTATCAGATGTTTTTGAATAACATGGGCGACTTCATTAACTTTGCGGGTGATCTTGCGTATCTGTATCAGATGGAGCAATATCTGAGCATGATCGATCTACAGCTTCACGGGCATCCTACTGTGAAGTTCTCGCGTCGTCAAAATCGTCTGTATATCTGGGGCGACTTTGAAGACAAAGATTTGCAAGCAGGCGATTATCTCGTGGCTGAAGTTTATCAGACAATTGATCCCGAGACGCACACCAGCATCTATAATGACATGTTCATTAAAGACTACACAACTGCTTTGATCAAGCAGCAATGGGGCGCAAATCTTAGCAAGTTTGAGGGAATGCAATTACCTGGCGGTGTTACACTTAATGGTCGTCAAATCTTCGAAGATGCTAGCGCAGACATCGAAAGACTAGAAGAGAAGTTGAGATCCGAGCAAGAACTGCCTGTCGATTTCTTCGTGGGTTAACATGGCAGTCAATAGATATTTCACTCAAGGCACGCCATCAGAGCAGAGACTTTATGAAGATATTATAATAGAGTCGATGAAAATCTATGGGCAAGATGTTTATTATTTACCTCGTGAAATTGTCAAGCGCGATACCATTTTTGACGATGACGCAACTTCTAGGTTTGACAATGCATATCGTATTGAAATGTACATTGAAAACACCGAAGGCTTTGATGGGGAAGGGGATCTTTTCACAAAATTTGGTGTAGAAATTCGTGACGCTGCAACATTCATTGTTGCGCGTCGACGCTGGAACAGTGCGATTCAATACTATGAGAATACAGACACCAGTAATTTTTATCGCCCTCGCGAAGGCGATCTAATCTATCTCACACTGTCGAAGTCTTTTTTTGAGATTACGAAAGTGGAGACTGAGAATCCTTTCTATCAACTGAAAGACCTCCCCGTGTTTCGTATTCGTGCAGAATTGTTTGAATATAATGATGAAGATTTCGACACTGGGCTTGAGATTGATAATATCGAAACTTACCACGCATATCAGCGTCTGCTTACATTTGATCTAGCACAGAACACTGGTAAGTTTGAGATTGGTGATACGCTAACACAAACAAATCCAAATGGCTTTATAGTCACCGGTGATGTTGTGAAGATAGACGCAGCAGATTCGTCTAACTACAAAGTGTGGGTCGCGCATGTAGGTGCAGACGATGGCGAGTTTCACACATTCAGCACACTGTATCGCGTAGAGAATCAGAACGGTATTAGTGGCCAGCCAACTGCGGTAAGCGAAGAAGACTTGCAAGAGAGCCAGCAGAACGCAGAGTTTGATACCGAAGCTACGAATATTCTTGACTTCTCTGAAAGCAATCCGTTTGGAGACCCTGCATAATGTTTGGTCCATATTTTTATCATCAAAGAATTCGCAAAGCAGTGGCTGTATTTGGCTCACTGTTTAACAACATTAATGTTGTGAGAACTGACGCTGCGGGTGATGTTATCAGTCAAGTCAAAGTACCTCTGTCATACGCACCTAAGCGCGACTTTCTTGCTAGAATTGACGCAATGCAGAACGGTGAAGAAGCAGAGCGTCAAGTCGCAATTAAGCTGCCTAGAATGTCATTTGAAATTATGGCGATGAACTATGATGCGAGTCGTCAGTTACCAAAGATGAATAAGTGCGTAGCATTTCCTGATGGTCTACAAGATCGTGCGCAAGAGGTCTATACACCAGTTCCGTACACTGTAAGTTTTCAGTTGAATATATACGCAAAAGCGCAAGACGATGCGCTGCAGATTGTTGAGCAGATTCTGCCATACTTTACACCACAGTATACCGTGACTGTCAAGCCACTTGACGATTTTGATACAAAAGAAGATACTCCTATTTCGCTGACAGGTATTACTTTTAGTGATGACTTCGAAGGCTTGCTTGAAGCAAGAAGATCAATCATCTATACACTTGATTTCGAAATGAAACTGAGTCTGTTTAAAAACATTTCTTCGTCAAGTTCTATCATTACTCAAGCCGATGTCAACTTCTATGAGATTGGTAAGACTGGTGTTCTGGGGAATGTTTCGCTTGGTGGCTTCAGTCAAGAAGGGCTTACTAGCACGATTAGCGAAGACGGTGGCACAGTTACAAACAGCAACTTCAAGATTAATTATGCACCAAGAAATATTGAGTCGCTAGAAATATCGACACAACCTACAAACGGGGCTGCAACTGCGTCTCTGACAGCAAATACGACTACGCAAACAGGTCGTATTGTTGCGACAGGTTCTTGGTCATACACACCAAATCCAGATTGGCACGGCACTGATAGTTTTGTTGTGCAAGCAAACACAATAGGTGGCGGAAGCATTCGAACCACTGTTGCGGTTGTTGTCTCTTCTCAAGTTGATGCTGTTGGTGATACTGCCACACTTGATCTTGGTTTGGGGCAGAACTTCATCGATATTAATGTGGCTTCGAATGATAACTTCGAAGCAGATGAAGTCAAGTACACAATTGCTGCTGGCGGATATCCGTCAAATGGTTCGCTGTCTGTGGTGAATACAAACACTGGTGTTTTCAGATATACACCTGATGCTGGCTTCTCGGGCACAGATACTTTTGTTTATAGAGCAACACCAACTGGTGGTAAGTCAGAGATTGGCACGGTCAATATTACCGTGATACCAGTATAAATACTTTAAACGATTTTTTGAGGATTTAACATGGCAATTGCAGGCGTTAAAATATCTAGTCTGAGAGAGCTTACAACTGCTGCGTCTAATGACTATCTGGTCATTAACGATGCCAGTCAAGATACGACTAAGAAAATTACTTTTGCCAATCTGTTCAAGAACTATGCAAGCAATCTTAGAGATTCTGCAACGGGCGCGTTTGTCGATAATTTTACAACAAACAATTTGACCGTCAATGATACTGTTACTTTTGGTTCTTTGAAAGATGCAATTGAGAATATCACCATAACAAAATTTGTTGACGCTGCTGATGGTGTTGCAAGCAATGACAATGACACTACGATTCCTACGACTAGTGCTGTCAAAGCATATGTTGATGGCATTGTGTCTGACTATCGTGCTAAGTCAAATCTAAAACCTATGGTTGGTGCGCTTGGAAAAATTGCAGACATTTCTGTTTATGAGTACAACATTTCTACTTCTTTGTCAAGAGAAATTGGTGTAATTGCACATGAACTTCAAGACAGAATACCGTATCTGGTTAACGGCGAAAAAGATGCAATGCACGAAAATGGAACGCCAAAATTTCAG